GTGCCGAATGTAAATTGGCGCATACGTTGTGTGAATGTGTTCCTATTCCCGTAGAGGAAGAAAGTGAACATCAAGCCCTGTGTCAGGACACGTTTGAATTCATTAGAGTTCAGTTCGACGCAATGGGCGACAAATTTTCCAATTTTTTGGGCTTTTTACCTACATATCTTTTTTCTAACAAAATTGTATTGTATTTATATATGTTTTTTAACGTGCGCTCTTTTCTTGCATTTGAACGCTCGGTTAGGCGCATTTTATTAAGCACACTACTATTTTGTATGATTAGCTTTTCATATTGCGATTGTTTTAGATTTTCAAGTGCCTTCGTGTTATCAGCTTATCATATTTTATTGTATTTAGGTCTTTTAGCTAAATGGCGTTTCGATAGGTTGAATGATCTTTTGACTCGCCGGGATATTACAATGGAGCTTTTTGCTTCCATACGTAAATCTAAAGCTTTTTTATTAGTGAACACCTGTATAGCTGCTAGTCTTTTGTATAAGTTGGTTAAATTTTACAAAACTTCTAGAGGAGTTATGCAATCTGCACTTGCACCTGATTCTGTTGAGGAAATTCAGGTAAGAGACAGCGAAGTTAACCCTTGGGCAACTGCCGTTGTTGAAGAATTGCATGTTTCAAATAAATCAGCTACTATGACATATGAACAGGTGTTACAAAAAATTTCAACTAATTTGTGTCATGGCGTTTTTGTAGAAAATGATTTTCAACAGAAATGTGATCTTTTAGCATTGGGTGGCAATATATTTCTTATGCCTATGCATGTTTTTGCCAATCGGAAAGATTTGCGCGCCATGGTGACGCGTAAAGATCCGAACCTATTAAATTCCACTTTTAGAGCAGTCATTAGTGTAGAACATATCATGCCGATCGAAGGTAAAGATTTGTGTCTCGTATATATTGCATCAGGTGGTATTTTTTCTGATATTAGACATCTATTTCCTGACAGTATTACTGCATCGGGCTCTGGACATTTTTTATATAGAAATGCTGATGGATCTTTGAATTCTGATGATATTAGAATTACATACACCAAAAATTCTCTTTCTGGAGGACCTGGTTATGATTATACTCTACCTTATAATACCTTCACCGGTTTGTGTATGGGTGTCGTTGTTGCTAAGTTTGCCAAGACTTGTGTAGCTGGTGTTCATTTGAGAGGTATCCCCAATACTCCAACTGGGAAAGCTCTCATCGTGACTAGGACTGAAATTTTACATGCCTGGGATAAGGCTCAAGCTAAATGGATTGGGGCTTTTCCATCTGTTGTTAATGGCACTTTTCCTAAAGAACGTTACGAAAAACAAGTTTTGAGTTCTTTTGATATCCATGTGAAGTCTCCTATTAATTTTATGCCGTTAGGTAGTAATGTAGAGTTTTTAGGTCAAGATGGAAAAAGGATTTCACATACTAAGAGTAAAGTAAGACAGACTCCAATTTCTGATATTGTTACACGTGTCACAGGTGTTTCAAATAGTTTTGGCCCGCCGAAATTTCACAGATATAAAATGTGGCAAGCATCTTTAGCTCATTCTGCTAATCCAAGTCCTGGCATTGAAGGTTCTTTGCTAACTAAGGCCTATACGGATTATGTGGAGGGTTTCATAGAAGTTATAAAAGCTGAACAATTTAGATCGTGGACTTACTCAGAATTACATCCATTATCTGAGATGGAAACTCTTTGTGGAGTTGATGGTAAACGTTTTATTGACGCTATGCCTAAAGGAACTTCGAAAGGATATCCTCTGTCTGGACCTAAACGGGACATGATAGAATTGTTGGATCCCTTAGATTATCCTGGTTTCCAGTGTCCAGCTAGTGCCCACCCTATGGTACTTGAAGAAATTTCTCGAATGGAAGAGTGTTTATTAAATGGAGAACGATGTTACTCTATTTTTAAGGCTTGTGTTAAAGATGAACCTACAAAGGTGGATAAAGACAAAGTTCGCGTATTTCAAGCTGCTGATTGGGCAACACAGATGATGATTCGTAAATATTATTTGCCTATTGCAC